AATTTACAAGAAGAGCAGTACAGAACTAAGAAATATCAAGGATATGGTATATTATATCCAATCCCATAGATTATTACTTCACTCCCTGCATAATAATATAGATTCTCAATGAGTTGTCAAGCAAAAAAATTTTTATCAAAACTCCATAGTCTGAGAAATATGGGGCCACTTGACATTCGGTTTTTTCTGAGTTATGATAGTCACGATACTAGAGGTTAAGGAAAAAGATGAAAAACGAATCAGAGTTTTTTGACAATAAAAAAATAAATAGATTTGAAGACAAAAAGAAGGGCAGAAACTTTATCAGTGAAGAAGCACGAGATCAAAGTAGGCTCAAAAAAGTTTTCAAAAAGAAAAAAGATCAATTAAGGGCGGAAGAAATATGGCAAGATTGGGAAGATAACGATGAAGTATATTGAAGAATTAAAATCAGGAGAATGTTTTGTATCAGAAAATAATTTTTTCTTATTAACATCTGATTACAAAAAAAATGGACAAAGACTTTGTTATAGTTTAAATGATGGTTATCCAAAATGGTTTGATAGTAATTTTACAGTAATCGCTGAACCTATTTATTGGTTAGATAAAGAGAATAATGTTATTGCTGTTAGACCGACTCAAAAAGAAAATGATAACTAAAATAAGAACTTTCCTAAAATCTTTATTTTTTCACATTAGTAGAGGACTACCTAAAAGTACAAAAGAAGAAATATTGTATAGATATAATATATGTATTAATTGTGAAAGTTTTTTAAATAATGAATGTTTAGAGTGCGGATGTAATATTAGTCAAAAAAGTATTTTTTTAAACAAGTTAGCATGGGCTGATCAAAAATGTCCTTTAAATAAATGGAATATAATTATTAGGAATAAATAATGACACTTCAAAAAAAATATATTAAATCATCAAATAATTCTAATATAATCTATGCTAAAGGTAATATTTTTGATATAGCAAATCAAAGAATATTTGCTACAAATAGTGGGTCTAGCGTTATAATACCTCATGTATGTAATAACGTAAATGCTTATGGTGCTGGGTTTGCTTATGATATTGCACAAAATTTTCCAACAGCAAAAGCCAACTTTCATCTTTTGGGAACTAAAGCAAAACTAGGACACGTACAATTTGTAACAGTAAAAGAAGATCCAAGATCAAAAAATAAAATTATTGTTGCAAATATGATAGCTCAAAATGGATTAATAAATAATAAAAATCTTAGACCATTAAACTATGCGGTATTAGTGTCATGTATGGCTTCTGTTAAAACACATGCTAAAAACATATTAAAAGAAGATGCTTCTGATAATATAGAAATACATGCTCCTAAATTTGGTAGCGGATTGGCTGGTGGAGATTGGAGATTTATTAGTGAATTAATAACAGATGTCTGGAACGATCTATCTGTATTTGTCTATACCAAATAGTATCATGCGTCATTTCTGTACCGTTGCCGATTCTGGTTTTAGAAGCAGAGTATTAGCTTTAAATTATTCTTTAAAGAAATATTCTAATAACTATAAGCTGCATTTATTATGTTTAGATAATGAAATATATTCAACTATTTCTGATTCAAATATAAAAACATATCTGTTATCAGATTTATTAAATAATGATACTATTTTATTAGAATCAAAAAATAATCCTCCTTCTAGAGAAGCTTTACATAATGCTCAAGGAAATATTGATAAAGCAAAAAATATTCAATTTATATGGTCATTAGCCCCATATTTCTCTAATTATTGTTTAAATAATAATCCTACTATTGATAGTATCCTATATATAGATAGTGATATTTATTTTTTTAATAATTGGGAAAAAATATATGAGCATACTTCTAATATTAATATTGGTTTAGTAGAACATAGAATAAAACATTGCCATAATAATGGCAAATATAATGTTGGAATAGTTTATTTTAAAAATAATGATATCGGACTAACTTGTTCAACACTATGGAAAGATCTTTTATTATATACTGATCATCAATTTTATAGTTCATATAGTGATTGTGGAGATCAAAAATATTTAGAATTATTTCCAAATTTATTTGATGGAGTAGAATCTTTTGATAAGTTTTTTGGACATTTAGCACCATGGAATTTTAATTATCATACCTATACTGATAATGAAATTATTTGGGAAGATAAAAAACAATATATTATGTATTGTCATTTTTCTAACTTTAATCCAAATTTTAAAGAAGATTCATACAGTCCTGCTCCAAGACATGGTATTATTAATATTTCTAAAAATCCACTATTAAAAAAAATATATGATGAGTATTATACAGTATTAAAGGATTTTGAACAATGACAAAAATTACTTTTGGTATGATTGTTTTTGAAAGTGACTTTGTTTTATATGAGTGTTTAAAACAAGTATATCCTATAGCCCATCAGATAGTCATTGCAGAAGGCCCGGTATCGTATTGGCAATCTCAAGGACGTACAACATCAACCGATCTGACAAACAGTATAATAGATAATTTCCCTGATCCAGACAATAAAATTTCTATTATTCATAGCAAATATAATGAAAAAGACGATCAGTGCAGAGCATATATAGATCAAATTAAACCAGATACTGATTATTTATGGAATCTTGACGCTGATGAAATATACAAAACAGAAGATCTATATAAGATATCAGAGTTTTTATCGGAAGAAAATCCAACAAGTGTTGGAGTAAGAAGCATTTCTTTTTATGGTGGGTTTGATTATTATTTAACAGGATTCGAACTTAAGACCGATAATTTTTTAAGAATATTTAAGTATGAGCCAGGATGTACTTGGCTAACTCATAGACCTCCAACTATTCAATATACAAGCAATATACTAAAAAAGCACATTAATAGTGACCAATTATATGATTATACTGGAGCACAAATGTACCATTACTCATATGTGTTTCCTGATCAAGTATATAATAAGATAAATTATTATAAAACTAGTGTTAGTAAATCAAATTGTATAGATAATTATTTTAATAATATATATCTACCATGGGTAAATGGAAACGATATTATAAAAAATCATATCGAGTATAAATACAAGGGTGTTCATGAATTTATACCAGAAGTAAGAGGTAGTTGTTATACCGCACCATTTATGAACAAACATCCTGAATCAATACAAAATAATTTAAATCAATTAAAAGAAAAATTTAATATACAATTAGAAAAATATAATGCTAAATAATTTAGATGCTAATAATTTTATTAAAAAATCTTTAAATAAAAATAATTCATATTTAATTGGTAGATCAGGAATAGTTGAACTAAGATCATGTTTTTCTATTTATTATTATCAAAAACTATCAAATCAATTATTATATTTATTACAGCATAATGCTGGGGTATATGGAGATTGTATTGAAGCATTTTTTTATGAATATACTAATAGTATAACAAATGCTGATATGAATGTTTTTTGGACACAATCAGATTTAAAAGAAGTTCAAGATATTTTATATTCAAAATTTTCTCCTTCCTCAATAAAATTTGAAAATAGAGCAGTAGAGCCATATTATTTTGACAATCCTTGGTCAAGTTGTTTGAAAGATAAAAAAGTATTAGTCATACATCCTTTTAGCGAATCTATAAAATATCAATACAAAAATAGAAATAATTTATGGACTCAGTATGATATATTACCAGAATTTAATCTTATAACATATAGATCTATACAATCTATAAATAATATTGGCCCTCATAATTCTTGGATAGAATCTTTAAATATTATGGAAGAAGAAATATCTAATCTTAATTTTGATATTGCTTTAATAGGATGTGGAGCATATGGTTTACCTTTAGGTTCATTTATAAAAACAAAAATGAATAAAATTGCTATACATATGGGTGGGGCTTTACAAATATTATTCGGTATCAAAGGATATAGATGGGATAATCATGAAGAAATCAGTAAGATGTATAATTCTTTTTGGATTAGACCAAAAGATAATGAAAAACCAAGTATGTATCAAAATATAGAAGGAGGATGTTACTGGTAATGGAACCGTGGCAATTTAAACAGATAGATACACTAAAACAAATTTTAAATTCCAGTATGGTATATGCTGATATTGGCGCATGTAGAGGCGAACTACTAGGTTTCCTATCATCTTATTGCTCTAATGGATATGCTTTTGAACCAGAGCCCAATAATTTTAAATTTTTACAACAATATTTTAATAATCCAAATATTATATTAATAAATAAAGTAGTCTCAGATATCTCAGGCCCTTTGAAATTTTTTACACATCAAACTCATATGGGCAATATATTGGGTCATAATATGGACTATATACCATTTAATGATTATACATATATTGAATCTATTAAACTTGATGATTTTTTTGAAAATATAAATGTAGATTTTATTAAGTTAGATGTTGAAGGAGCAGAGTGGAAGGTATTTGATGGTTCTAAAAAAATATTAGAAAATCGTAATATAGTATGGCAAGTAGAGTTTCATTTGGATGAAGATTGGCATCGTCGTACTATATTATATGATTATGGATATAATATTTATGATCTAAGTTTAAATAAATTATCAAAAGATGATCCAAGACCATATCAAGGAATATTATCTAAAAATGATCTTTAATACAAAGTGGGATACTAGAGATATCAAAAATTATATTGATGAGTTTCATAAATTATATCTATCAAAACCAATTATAGATAATACTGGTGGTATGAAATCTGCTCATCTTTTTAATGCTTGGTATATAATTAAAAAAATGCAACCTAAACATATTATAGAAAGCGGTGTTTGGAAAGGTCTTGGTACATGGTTTTTTAAAGAAGCATCACCAGAATCACAAATTATTTCTATAGATCCATATCCAAATTTTAGAGAAATAACATTAGATTCTGTAAAATATATTACAAATGATTTTTTATCTATTGATTGGAAAAATATTATTGATACTAAAAATACATTAGTTTTTTTTGATGATCATCAAGATGCTCTTGAAAGATTAAAATATTGTAAAGAACATAATTTTAAATATATTATGTATGAAGACAATTATCCATATGATCGTGGAGATGTTTATAGTATTAAAAAAGTAATATCTCAAAAACCTTTTGTCATAGATCATGCTGGTACTCAAAGATGGTTTGATAATAAGCCAGAAGATTATCAGTATCTAATAAATAATATTAAATATTATCAAGAATTACCTCCTATCTTTAAAGATAAAATTACTAGATGGAATAGTCTATGGGATTCTGATGGATATGAAACTCCAGAACCATTATTTGATATTATAGATAAAGATAAATATTCTATATTTTTTATAGAAAGATTTGATTATACCTGGATATGTTATTTAGAAATTTAATATGAATATAGATTCATGGAAAAATAAAGATATTTTTAATAAACAACTTATATTAAATATTAAAGAACTAGATAATTATCCAGATCACTGGAAAGATTTTATTCAATTAATATCTCCAATTAAAAATAATATAACATCAATATTAGATATAGGTTGTGGATGTGGAACATTTTATGAATTATGTAAAAGACATTTTTCTAATTTTAAATATACTGGAGTAGACTATTCTGATGAGGCTATACAATTAGCAAAAAAATATTGGAAATATAATAATTTTTTTCAATATGATTTTTGGTCATTAACACCAGAATATATTTCTCTGTTTGATCTAATACATTGCGGCGCTCTTTTTGATGTTTTACCAAATGGAGATATTGCCTTAGAAAAATTGTTATCTTTTAAACCAAATAAGATCCTAATAGGAAGAATAAATATAACTAATAAAGATAGTTTTTTTACAGAATATTTAGCTTATGATTCTATTCAAACATATCAATATTATCATAATATCAATAAATTAAATGATTTATTTATAAAATATAATTATAATATAACAATAATTAATACTAGCATTTTATTAGAAACTAAATAATAAGTATATGTTTACAAGTAAAAATGAACAAAACTTTTTTTTATCTCATATTAAATCAAATCATTATGTATTAGAGTATGGATCAGGTATTTCAACAACAGAAATAGCTAAATTATGCTATAAACTAATTAGTGTAGAACATCAAAATGAATGGTATATAAAACTTAAAGATCAATTACCAAATAATTGTACATTATTATTTCATCCTCCAGATAAAGAATATATCGAAGGATATGATTGTGGTACTATGGAACAGTTTTTCAGTTATGTCAATTCTCCTATTCCATACAAGCCATTTGATGTTATATTAATAGATGGAAGAGCAAGAGTATCGTGTGCTTCTATCTCAAAAAATATTGTTAAAGATAATGAAAGTATAATTTTTATACATGATTGGGATAGACTAGAATACCAAGAAGCCCTATTATATCTTGATCTAATAGATGTTTGTGAAACTATGGCAAAATTTAAAATAAAATGATTAATTTATTTCACATTAATAACTATAAAATAGATACTTATGACTATAGTAATATTCTACATGATAAAATTGTAACAAATTTTGAAAATACTATAGCCTCTTACGTGGGCGCTAAATATGCTGTTGGTCTAAATAGCGCAACAAGTGCAATCTTTTTATCTCTTTTAAATAAAAATATTACTATTAATATACCTAGTATCATACCTCCAGTAGTACCAAATGCTATTCGAACATCTGGTAATGAATATAATTTTATAGATAATATAACTTGGGTAGGAGACTCATACGTTCTGCATAATTTTGCAGACTATAAGATAGTGGATTCTGCCCAAAAAATAGAACCAGAACAATTCATAAAAGAATGTAACGATAATGATTTAATGATATTTAGTTTTTATCCAACAAAACCAATTGGTAGTTGCGATGGGGGAATGATCGTATCTAATGACTTTGATAAAATAAATTATATTAGAGAGATGTCGTTAAATGGTATGACTTTTGCATCTAATAATTGGGAAAGAAAAAATAAATATATTGGCTATAAAATGTATATGAATAGTATTCAAGCTGATATAGGTTTTAAAAACTATAAAGAATACTTCATTAAAAGAAATACATTAAAATTTATACAAGAATACTATAATAATAAATTAAATCTTAATAATACATCATATCATTTATATAGAATATCTGTAGATAATAATATAAAATTTATTGATTATATGAAATCAAATGGTATAATTTGTGGTATACACTATAAATGTCTACATAAAGATCCTGTTTACTCAGAGAATAATGAGAATCTTCCACTTTCTGAAGAAGAATCTGAAACAACAGTCTCTATACCATTTCACCATAATCTAACAATAGAAAATATTAAATATATAGTATCTAAAATTAAGGATTATAAAAATGTCTAATAATATAATAAAATCAGATCGTGGAGATTTATATGAAATTAACTTTGAAAATGCCCCATTTCATGTTAATAGAATTTTTATTGTAGACAATGTTGCTATCGGAGAAAAACGTGGCGAACATGCTCATTATAGTGAAAAACAATTAGTAATATGTATCAAGGGAGAAATAGAAGCTAACTGGATAACTCCAGACAGTAGTGGATCTGTTGTACTTTCCCAAGGAGATGAATTATATTCTCACCCATTAACTTGGTTAACACTTACTTTTATGAAAGAGAATTCATCTTTTGCATGCCTATGTTCTGATCATTTTAATGAAAATGATTATATAAGAGACTTTTCTAAATTTCAAGAAATAATCAATCAATGAAAAACTATAGATGTTCTAGCTTTTGTTCCTTCTATAAGGGAGGAAAATTTATACAAAAATATATAGAGAATATGCTGGAACAAAGTATTTTTAATGATGTAGAATTTATTTTTTTAGATTGTGCATCACCAGATAATGAAGCTACTTATATTAAACCATTATTATCTAAATATGATAATATTAAGTATTATCGATTAGAAAAAGATCCAGGATTATATTCTTGTTGGAATATTGCAATTAATAAATGTTCTTCTAGTATAATAACAAATTGGAATATAGATGATAGAAAAAATAAATATGGATTAGAAATTCTTGTTAATGAACTAGAAGCAGATGAATCATTAGATATGATATATGGACTAACTTTTATTAGTAATATACCTAATGAAACTTATGACGAAAATCAAAAACTAGAATTATTTAAAAGTCATGAACACTCATTTTCTGAATTAATAAAACATAATTCTCCTCATTGTATGCCAATGTGGCGAAAAAATATTCATCAAAAATGTGGATATTTTAATGAAAATTATAATAGCATTTCCGATGCTGAAATGTGGCTTAAACTTACGTTAGTAGATGGTAAGATTAAAAAAATAAATAAACCAGTAGGATTATATTTTTGGAACCCACAAGGTAGATCAACAGATAAAGAGTTATCTGATCAAAATTATAATGATCTTAAAAAAGCTAAAATAGAAATTTTAGCTAATATGAATGATATTGAAAAATTATTACCACCAATAAAAGAGTATAAAAATACTTATGATGAGTATAAAGATATTGGTTTTGTAGAAATGAAAAATACTAAAAATATTTTTATATCAATAGTAAATAATATATCACAAATTCCAATAAATATTAAAAAAATAAATACTCTACTATCTAATTATAAAGATTCAAAACTGGTTATATATAACTGTGGGTCAACAGATAATTCAGAAACTATATTAAATAATTTAGCTAAAACAAATAAAGATATAATTGTACTATCTGATAATTCTAAAACTAATCTATTATTATTTGGATATAATTATTATTATAATCTATTAATTAATTTAGTTAAAGAAAAATTTTCTAATTATGATTTTTTAACTTTTATAGATATTAATTTTATTGATATAAGTATTAATGGAATAGCTAATTCTTTTGGATATTTATCTAAAAATGAATCAACTTTAATGATTTCAGGATTTAATATACAAAAAGAAATATATGAAGCTGTTAATCAAATTTTCTTAATAAATAAAAATGCATTATCATATAGATTAAATTATTGGTCATCTCCATCAGAACTAAAACATGATTATACTTATGATATAAGTTTTTCTTACCAGATGTTTACTCCTGTTGTTGGATCTCCACCAATACCAGTTTATAGTAATTTTGGAGGATGCGCAATATATAGAAATAAATTTTTAGATAATATACGAGGAGATAATAATATAAATGATAATTATTTTGTTTCTTTAAATAAAAAATTATTATCTGAATATAAAAACCATAATATACTAATAAACCCTTCACAACTAATGCTTTCATACCATGAATAATAAATATCTTTGTTCGTCTTTTTGTTCTTTTTATAACGGTGAAATATTTATTAAAGAATATTTAAATGATATGATCAAACAAACACTTTTTGATCAAATTGAATTTATCTTTTTAGATTGCGCATCATCTGAAAATATAAAAAAATATATTGAACCATTTATGAATAAATACGATAATATAAAATACCATCATCTGGAAAAAGATCCTGGATTGTATGCAGCATGGAATATAGCTATTAAATTTTGTTCTTCAGATATTATTGGTAACTGGAATATAGACGATAGAAAAAATACACATAGTTTTGAAATACTATTAAAAGAATTTAATCAAGATCCAGAACTTGATCTTAGTTATGGTATTACATATGTATCATTAAAAGCTAATGAAAAATATGAAGAAAATAATTATAATCTTGTTTATCCATGTTTACAGCATTCATTAGAAAATCTATTAAATAATAACTCTCCACATTGTATGCCTTTATGGAAAAAGAGTTTGCACGATAGATATGGTTTCTTTAATGAATCTTACAAATCAGCGGCTGACGGAGAAATGTGGTTGCGTTGTGCTTTCCAGGGCGCTAAAATGAAAATGGTCAATCATCCAATTGGACTATATTACCACAATCCAAATGGTCGATCAACAAATCCTGAAACTTTACAAGAAATGTTGCAAGAAGTTAGGATTAGTAGACAGCCATATATTCAGATACTACAAAAATTAAAGGAAAATAAATGATTATTGCTCTTTCATTTGCTATTATATTTGGAATTATACAAGGTATAAATTCATCATATAACTACAATAGAGCAAGACCACAACCAGTACCTCATACTGATAATTTACTAGAATATATATTTAATACTAAATATTAATAAATAAGAAATGAATAGATTAAAAAATCAAAGAGTATATCTTGCTGGTGCGATGGACAGGGTTGCGGATAGAGGAAATGGATGGAGAGACAGTATAACTCCATTTTTAGAAGATCTTGGTACAATAGTATTCAATCCTATTAAAAAACCTTCTGCCATAGGGATAGAGGATACTGAGACACACAATCTAAAAAAAGAACTCAAAAAAGAAGAAAAGTATAACGAATTATCTCAATTAATGAAAGTTATACGCTCTGTTGATTTAAGACTAGTTGATATTAGTGATTTCTTAATTGTTAATCTTGATTTAGATATTCATCCTTGTGGAACATATGAAGAAATTTTTTGGGCAAATCGTCAAAAAAAACCTATTATAATACATATGGTTCAAGGTAAAGAAAATGCTCCTGATTGGCTATTTGGAACTATTCCTCATGAAATGATTTTCTCATCATGGGATGATATAAAGTCTTATCTTGATAAAATTAATTCAATAACAGAAATAGATACCTATAATAGATGGTATTTTTTTAATATATAGTATGGCAAAATATTATGTAAAATCGGGACAGATCAGATTTATAATAGACTGTACTGATCATATTTGTGCTATTATAGCAGCATTGACTCATTATAAAGGTAAAGGTATAATAACGGGGCCAAAAATTTGTGTTAGCGAACAAGGATTTGAAGATTTTAGAAAATGGAAATGCTACGATACTGATAAATATCTGAAAGAAATATAAAATGCAAAAAATAATTAATGAACTAAAATTAGATTTTGATGATGTTCTTATTCGTCCTAAAAGATCAACATTAAATAGTAGATCAGATGTATGTATTCAAAGAGAATTTAAATTTAAATATTCTCCAAGAAAATTATTAACTGTTCCTATCATGGTGGCTAATATGGATACTGTTGGTACATTTAATATGGCTAAAACATTATCAGAATATCAAGCAATAACTTGCTTGCATAAACACTATAAAATAAATGAATATGTTGCTTTTTATACTGACCCAAGCATCCCTAATAAAGATTTAGTCTTTTATTCAGTAGGCACTGGACAAAAAGATATAGAAAAATTAATTGATGTATTTAATCAAATTAAAAAATATAATTTTCAAACACCTAATATTTGTTTAGATGTTGCAAATGGTTATACAGAACAATTTGTAAAAACATCGTCTCATATTAGAAAACTATTTCCAGACTCTGTTTTAATGGCCGGAAATGTTGTTACTCCAGAAATGACAGAAGAACTTATTATTCATGGTCAGGTTGATATAGTTAAGGTCGGTATAGGTTCTGGTAGTGTATGTACCACTCGTTTAAAAACAGGCGTTGGATACCCCCAATTGAGTGCTGTAATGGAATGTTCTGACGCTGCTCATGGTCTTGGTGGACATATTTGTTCTGACGGAGGTTGTAAAGTAATCGGAGATATTTGTAAAGCATTTGGAGGAAATACTGACTTTGTAATGCTTGGAAGTATTTTTGCTGGAACAGATGAGTGCGAAGGAGAATGGGCCTATGAATACTATGTAGACCCAGGATCGTCTGCTCCAGGATTTTGGCAACCTATTGATCCAGGAAATGAAGGATCTATAAAAAAGAAAATATCTCTTAAGTATTATGGAATGAGTAGTGAAAAAGCAATGAATAAACACCATAATGGGGTTGCTAAATATCGTACAGCAGAAGGTAAGTGTGTCACAATTCCATATAAGGGCAAGGCTAAAGAAATTTTACAAGATATTTATGGTGGGATAAGAAGCGCATGCACTTATATTGGTGCAAATAAAATAAAAGATTTTGGCAAAAAAACAACATTTATACAAGTTAACAATACTCACAATAAGGTATATGAAAAATGAATAATTTAAATATGATGTGTCCAATAGGTGGAACTGGTTATGGTATTACTTCTTTAAATATTTTTAAAGAACTATATAAACTTAATAATAAAATTTCATTATTTCCAGTAGGGAATAATCTAAGCTATAACTCTGAAAATGAAAAACCTATATTACAAGAATGTATGGTTAATAGTAGATTTTTTGATAACAATGCTCCTATTCTTAAAATATGGCATCAAAATGATCTTGCTATTAGACCAGGAAAAGGTAGATACTATGTTTTTCCATTTTTTGAGCTTGATACATTATCAGATTTAGAAAAACATCATCTTAAATGCGCAGATGAACTATTTGTTGCATCAGAATGGGGAAAAGAAGTTTTAATTAATAATGGTATAGATAAAAAGATAACAGTGTCTCCATTAGGGGTCGATCTTGAAATTTTTAAGAAACCATTAAAAATAAAGATAGATAATCCCAATTATGTCTTTATGCATATTGGTAAGTGGGAAAAAAGAAAATCCCACGACTTTTTAATTGAAGCTTTTGATAAAGCCTTTAATATTGATGATAATGTAGAATTATGGTTAATGCCATTTAATCCATTCTTAACTAAAGAACAAGAAGAAGAATGGGTAAAATTAGTGCAGAAAGCTAAATTATCTTCTAAAATTAAAATATTCAATAGAGTAGAAACACAACATCATTTAGCAGAATTTATTGACCATTGTGATTGTGGTATCTTTTTATCTCGCGCAGAAGGATGGAATAATGAAATTATTGAAACTATGGCGCTTGATAAGCCAATAATAGCAACAAATTATTCAGCCCATACTGAATACTGCACACAAGATAATAGTTATTTAGTAGATATAGATACTTTAGAAAAAGCATTTGATAATAAATGGTTCAATGGTGAGGGTAATTGGGCCAAATTAGGGGATCGTCAATTAGAGCAAAGTATTAATCATATGAGATTTGTGTATAACAATAATATTAAAAGTAACCCTAATGGTTTGGAAACAGCTAAATTATATAGTTGGAAAAATACTTCACAAATTATTTCTTCACAAATTTTTAATAAAGAAACAAACAATGCCTATTCCAGAAAAAAGAGAAAAAGAAGATAAGCAAGAATTCGTTGCTCGTTGTATGGGTAGTGAAATAATGAAAAAAGACTATCCAGATAATAAACAAAGAATAGCCGTGTGCCTAAGTCAAAGTACAAAAACAAAAAGTAATTTTTTTGATCAAGTACTTGATATTTTAGGTTTTTCTTTATCGTATAATGACTGTGAATCTTGTGGAGATTCTGAAGAAATTACTTCTTCAAATATAATAATACCAAAAAATACTGATTATTTAGACTATCATGATACTGATACAGAAGAAATAGATGCTGAATTAATTATAGCAAAATATGAATACGAAGATCCTGTAACACATGAAGTTTTTTACTTTAATAAAATTGGTAATTATAAAAAAAATAATAGATATTTAGTATTTCAAGGTAAAGCATCAGAATATCAAAATCGTAAAGTAACCTTGAACAAACCTTTTAGAACACCAAAAGGGCCAAAAAAGTTTAGTGTATATGTTAAGAATGAGAAAGGTAATATTGTTAAGGTGAACTTTGGTGATCCTAACATGAAAATTAAAAAATATATACCAGAACGCCGTAAAAGTTTTAGAGCAAGACATAATTGCGATAATCCTGGCCCAAAATGGAAAGCAAGGTACTGGAGCTGCAAAGCTTGGTAAATTAATATGAATTATCATCAAATACTAAATAGCCTTAAAGACTCCATTAAAGCAAGTGATCTTGTAATGGATACAGATGGACCAGATTACATAAATAGTCCTTCTGATAACTATGAAAGAATAACTAGATCTGTTTTTAAAACTGGTGATAAAGTACAAAATATTAATAAATCATGTAAGCACTATGGTAGTGAAGGAATTGTGGAAGGTTTAGAAGAATTACCTGAATATATGGGAAATGTTGTTTTGTATAGAACAACAAATTCTGGACCAAATTGGAAAAAAGGAGAGGTTCTAAAAAAGACCGAAGTTCAACTTAAAAATCTTAGTTGCGTACAAAAATAAGAAAGGCTCATAAATATGTCAGAAATTAATAAGTTATTAGAGAATCTTGATTCTTCAAAAAGTCAAGAAATAACAAATTATTCATCACAAAATGTTATTGAATTACTTAAAAAATCTTTAAATATTCACTGGCAACAAACAACGTCGCTATCTGCACAAGCAATTCATCTAGAGCGTTGGGGCTATAAAAAATTATCTGATATTATTAGAAAAGACGCAGAGGAAGAACATCAACATGCTATTATCAATATAAAAAGATTAGAATTTTTTGATGTAGATTATCAGCCACTAGTTATAGAGCCACCATCTTGGAAAAGACATGATATGGTTGCTTTAATACAATATAATCTTAATTCTGTAAGAGAAGCATCTGCTACTGAAAGAGCCACAATAGTTGCGGCAAGAGCAGTTGGAGACGAAATAACAGCAAATATGATGATACCACTACTACAAGGTAGTGAAGATGGTATTGAGCTTTATGAAAGTTTCCTAAAACTAATTGATCAAATGGGTATTGATGACTTCTTAACTTTACAGGTTTAATATGGATAAACTAAATAGTATTTTAAATTCTATACAAGCTGCTATAGAATGTCCACTAACTTAATATATAAGGTATAACTACAATGGATAGATATCATTTTATTTTAAACGACATCTCAGAATCTGCTCAAAAAACATATAGAGATAAAAAAAGAAGCGAGCTTAAAGATAGTGACTTTTTATTTCCAGAAACAAGATCATTTCCTATAGTTAGTCCATCTGATGTTCCAGACGCTATAAGTAATTTTGGCAGAATGAAGAGCGGTATGAGTTATGATAGTTTTCTTAAAAAACTATATAGTATGTGTAAAAGAAAAGGAAAAGAGTTCATAGACGCTTTACCAGAAGCATCTAAAGAAAAATTAGGTATTAATAAGAGTAAAAATTGCCAAATGGATAGTGGTCCAGATTTAATCTTATCTGGGGATCCAGAAAAAATTAAATATAATGATATGGAAGAAGAAGAAGAAGAAGAAGATCCATTAGATATGGAAATAGAGAAATTAGAAAAAGAAATTGAACTAGAAATTTTAAAACAAAAATTAATAGAAATTAAAAAGACTAAAGGACAAGATTTTACACAAGTTGAGAATCTTGAAAAAGAAAATATAGAATCTGAAATGATGGAATACAAGAATGATTTTTATCAAATGAGTGTAGGATCGTTAAAAGCAATTATGACTCATAGTCAAGCGATATTAAATTCACTTGATGATGAAAAAATAAAAGAAAACTTGACCGAAAGCTGGCTACAAGGTAGAATTGCCATAACTGAAGACTACATGCGTACAATTCATGATTTTGTCATGTTTGTGTCTGATGATGACGATAATTCAAATGCTGGGTCAAAACCCGGATTATGGGATAATATTCGAAAGAAAAAAGAAAGAATGGGTAAAAAATATAAACCAGCTAAACCTGGAGATAAAGATAGACCAGATCCCGAAGCATTTAAAAAGGCTCAAAAATAAGCTTTAATACAAAGCTATAATTATAGTTGGAAATAGGACTTAGGACTTTTACAAAGGAAAAATATGTTTTTACAATTAAGTGGTATTGGTAATCAGAAAATTACATACAAGGATCATTCTGATATTAAGTTTGAAAATCTCAATACGTATCTATTATTAGCTAAAAAAGCAATATCTAAATTTGCTAATAGTATATATAGTGGACTATCTACTAAAATGCTGAAAGATGAAGAAGCAATATCAAGTATAGCAAACGCTATAATGATGGCTGACTGGAGATGGGACGATAATTACACTAACAGTAAGAATACAAAAAAAACCAAATATTCATATCGTAATCAATGTGCTATTTGGGCTATACAAACTTATGTTACAAAAAACTATAAACATCAAAATAAAACAAAAAGAAAAGTATATTCTTTAGATTTTGATATCAATAACGACGACTCTGCTTCAATTTATGAAATGGTAGAAAATTTTAGTTGCGATCCACCAGATTTGCAACTTATAGAAAAAGAAGAAAAAGAGAATTTATCAAATAATATTATGAATCTTTTATCTTCGGATCTATTAACAGAACGTCAAAAGGAATATATCAAATTATATTATTTTGAAGATAAAACATTTGAACAAATAGGTAACCAATATGGTATTACTAGAGAAGCTGTTCGTCAAGGTTTAAACAAAGCAATAGAAACAATCAGACATCTATCAACATAATTATGAATAATACAAATCTACTCTATAAAATAGTTGCAAATTTAATCGTACTAAGTGTCAATATAAACTTAAATAAAAGATATATACTATCTCTTTCTAAAGATGATATTATATTGCCAACAATAAATTTTGATAAAAATAAAATATCAAATACTAATCAAATGGTAATAGATTATTTAAAAGAATTAAATGTTAGCAATAATGATCTATTTCTTATTCCTCAGATAATATGTCTTGATTCTATATACATAAAATCTGATAATAATACCATAAATCCTGTTTTTGGTTTGCTTGTAGACTATAATAGTAATATAAAAGATTGTTATTGGTATGAGTTTGAATACGGTATACCAAATCAATATTCCGATATTATTATTGAGGTAGCGCAAAAATTACAATGATATTTATCAAAAAAACTTTTACTAAAATAGTAGAGTACTTCAAGTACCACTATGGTCCTTTACCAGATAAAAATAAAAAAGATGATGAGATAAAAGAAAATAGTATATCTTTTAGAATAGATGAATGGAATAGATTCTATATAAAAATAAAATTAGATCTAGATAATAATGCTTCTTGTGAAGAATTTGGTAAAATGTTATTTTTTCTTCAAGATGGTAGATACGAACAAAATATAGTTGATGCTTTTGTTGATATGGCAACTAAAAGATTGATAAAGACAGATAATGTTCAGAAAGTTATGTCCGGATGGACAGCATTATTAGCACAAAATCTGAATCATCAAACATCTCCATGCATTAAGCCCACAGAAGTATTTAAATAATATGTTTTCTAACAATTATAAAATCATATGGGAAAAATGGCATGATCCATTTGGTCAAGATATTGATGAAATAAAAGAAACTGATTATGATAATGAAATTGATGATATCCCATTCATTGAAGAAAAAGATCTTGAAGAAAACGAGAGCCAAAGTTCTCCTTTAATAAAAAAGAAACCAATAAGAGTTATTGCATCACCAATGGGTTTGATTCCATATAATGAGCATACTGCTAGTGGTAAAATTTTTAATTTTTGGTTAGGACATTCAAACTTTGATATAACACAAGATATATGTAAAATTATTGAAACAACAGATGGAGTAGAAGTTCTAGATATTTTTACAAGATATAGATTTAGAATAGGCATTGGTAAATGTTTTGGAGCAAGCGAAACTATGATTAGAATACAAGACAATATATATAGGTATTTAGATGAGCAAGACAAATGTCAATCCGGTACTGATTAATCTAAATGATATACATACATTTAATATAGATACTGAAAATAGAGAAATATATTTACATTCTCATATTAGTGATTCTGAAGAGCCCGGCGTAGATTATAGATCAGCAATAACTTTTGAAAAAAATTTAAGATATCTAAATTTATTATCTTTAGATCCTATCTTAGTACATATGCATCTTCCTGGTGGAGATTGGCAAGATTGTTTAGGAATATACGATAATATTAAAATTAGCAAAAGTAAAGTTTGTATTGTTGCGTATGCTAAAGTTGAATCTAGCAGTAGCGTTCTATTACAAGCGGCCGATCTCAGAATATTAAGTGCAAATACTAATTTTTTGGTTCATTATGGATCTCTAAGTATAGATAATGAACATAAAGCAGCTCTTAGTATGGTGCAATGGAGCGAAAAAGAAAGCGAGAAGATGATTGATATATTCACAGAAAGGTGTATGAATAGTAGGATTTGTAAAGAAAAAAATTGGAAAAGAATGATGGTACGAAAACATATTGTAACACAATTAGCAACAAAAAGAGATTGGATATTAACAGCAGAAGAAGCTGTTGATTATGGTTTTGCCGATGGTATTCTTGGTACTAAAAAATTTCCAAATATAGAATATATTAAAAACTATATAAAAAAATTATAATGTATATAGATTACAAAATAACTGATCCAGACACAAATGAAGCAGAAACAAAAGAACTTGTAAAAGAATTGTGTTCTTTTAAGTTAGTTAATAGTATAACTGCTCCTCATTATTTATTAAAAAGTATCAAAAATACCATAGACACCAAAGACATAAGTCTTTCTTGTGTTATAGATTATCCACTAGGTTTTTCAGATCTAAGAACCAGACTAACTGCAATAGAGTCTGCGATTAAAATTGGTATTGATATGGTGGATATTGTTATGCCACAAAATTTAGCCGCAAATAGAAAATATGATAAAATTAGAGAAGATATAAAAAACTGTTTAGATATTTGTTCAAATAATAATATAGAACCTAGATATATATTAGAATATAGAGTATTTGATCATCATTGTTTAAAAAAAATATGTGAAATATTAGATTCTTTTGGAATAAAAAAAGTGTTTCCTTCAACAGGATATTTTTTAGATAATTTAGCCGATAATTTAATAGCATCATCTTTTTTATATCAAAACTCTAAAGATCTAGAAATAATTTGTAGTGCTAATATATGGAATAATAAACATTTTGAATTAATAAATAAGGCTAATATTTATGGTATTCGTATATCTTATATAGAAATATTAAGAAATTTTTTGAGTTATAATTTAAAATAATTTGGTGTACTCTTAGATAGAGCATAAACCTTTTTTATAGCTATGGAGATTTAATATGGCCACAGTTCAAATAGATGGTTCAACAGCAGTAACCAGTAGTTCAACCAGAAATAATGGCGGTGCTGCTATTCAAACAGGATCAGCCGCTTCTGGTAAATTAGACAAAGTAAATGTTGGCTCCTATTATACTCGTTTAGGAGTTTTTGCATCAACACCAATTGATGGAACAGATACAAATGAAGCTAATAGTTCTGGCACTTTTGCTTATAATAACACTCGTCCAATAGCTAAGAGATATACAACAACTCTTTCTGGCGTTAGCAACACAGTTCTTTTAAGTGGTGCGGCTAGACCAGGATTGAGACGTAAGGTTAATAAAACTGAAAGTACAACTAATAGGCTTGATACAACTCTAATTAGATCTGGTGGATTTAATATCTATACCGGTAAGTTTACAAATAACCAAACTGGTGCAGTTGTTAAACCAACAGTTCAAACAGATAGTTTTGGTCAGGATGATGCTGCAACACCAACATCAAGCGTTCCTGGCGAACTAACTTATACTCTTGGCGGCGCTCCTATTAATACAGAATATAAACCAAAGTATAATACATAATTATTTAATATAAATTAGTGTATCTAATAACAGGGCCAATGATACTTTTGGTGTCATTGGCTCTGCTTATTATATCTCTTTCTTAGAAAGAATAGTATATGAATGAAAATATAACTCATTTTTGGCAATCCCTTTCAACAGTAAGTATTGGAGTTATAGTAACACTAGTTGGATTTTGGGTTGGTATTGGTAGAAAGATTATTACCAGAGAAGAGATAGGAGAAATGATTAAAAATGAATCATCGTATTCACAAGATAGACAATTTATTATGGAAAGACTAGCAACGAATAAAGAAAATCAAGCATTAATAACGAATATGTTACAGCGTAATACGGAAGTAATGAATGAGTTAAAAATTCAAATTGCTACATTAGGTAAAACTCTTGAGGCACTAGAAGAGAGAATAGAAAGAGCTAAATAATTTAATTTTTATTGATGGTGTATATAATATATATTCTGGAGAAAAAATATGGCCAATGATATTCAACTTGCAATTTCTGGAAATCCTATAAAAAATGGTAGTATCGTTTTTTCGTGCGGAATGACAGGCTATCCATCTGGAACTATAGTGAATAATAGTTTTGTTAAAAATACTCCAACCATAAATACTATTCAATCAAAATATGATTTAAGATTTGATGATCCTAGTTATTATTATGGTATTGGTAGTGGTTTAATAGTGGGCGGTTAAAATGCCAATACTCAGAATAGATCAATTTCCAGACGGAAGTGGTGCTGTAAGTAATGATGATCTTATATTATTTTTGGATAACCCAAGTGGTTCTTCAACGACTAAATATATGAAGATTTCTGATATGGCCGGTGCTACATATAAACATTATGGATCTTTTTATGATACCACTATTCAAACAAATGTTAATGTTTCTGGAATAAATACTATAAAAATTAATAGTACAAATATTTCTAGTGGAATTAGTATTGCTAGTGGAACACGACTTTTATTTGCTAATAGTGGAATATATAATATACAATTTTCAGCACAAATAGAAAAAACTGATGGCGGAGATGACACTATAGAGATATGGTTGTCTAAAAATGGTTCTGGAGTAGCCGATTCTAATACTTCCATCACGCTACATCAACAAGATGCAAAAACGGTTGCCGCATGGAATTTTCTAGTGTCTGCTAATTCTAATGATTATTATGAATTAAAATGGTATTCTACAGACCCAGGTCTAATAATACTTGCTCAATCAGGATTAACTAATCCTAATAGGCCAGAAATACCATCTATTATATTAACAGCAGTACAGGTTTAATTAAGGTGTATTCTAATTTATTAGAATATTGTCTTTATATTTGGAGATATAAATGATTAAACCTGGATATAGAACTAGCGAATTTTGGTTTACACTAGTTAGTTTTTTATTTAGTGGATTATATTTATTAGGTATTATTAATGATAATGGTCAGAAAGAAGATCTGATAAGAGATGTTAGTCATGGCGTAGAATCAGCTATATTAATTGGTGGTCAATTAGCTATTTTATGGAAATATATTAATAGTAGAAAACAAATTAAACAAACTTGGTGGAGCACAGCAAGTCCAGAAGAAAGAATAGAAGCGAATATTAAAAATAGTAAAGGTACTAAAAATGAATCTGTCAGAAGCACTAAAACCAGAGCTAGAAAATCTAGTAAAAGAAAGTAAAAAATCTTTAGGAGAAGTTAAATCTGTAGCTATTGCTCAAGCATGGAAAATATTACAGTTAACAATTGCTGCACTTATACAAAAGATAGAAGTATTAGGTGATGGAGTACCAGGAAAAACTAAAAAAGAAATAGCCATGGATCTATTAAGTAGATTCTATGATAGTGTTTTTATTATCATAGATATTCCTTTTGTTGCTCCTATTTTTGAGTCTATTATACATAAGTATGTGAAAATATTTCTTATGATACTTGTTGGATCAACCATAGATGCTATGGTAACAACTTTTAAAGAATTAGGGATTTTTAATAAACCATCAATTAATACTTAAAGGAAAATAATACTATGAATTATACTGAAACCTTTGATCAATTTGCTAGCAGACTCAGTGGAACAGATCTTGCATTATATGCTGGAGCAGGATTAATTCTGTGGGTTTTGTTTAAAGATAAATTAAGTCCAGTTCAACAATTTCTTAGTCCATTCTTTGAAAAACTAAAAAATTCTACAGCTATTAAACCAAATACTTCTAATCTTATCACAATTCCTACTGTTAAGCCAAATGTACAAAAAGAAGATATATTTTTTAAGTTAATAGCATCATGGAAACAAACAAGAGACTTGGCATCAGAATGTGGATGCGTAGCAGCAGTTAAGGCTGCTGATGAAATGTTTCCTTATTTAAGTCCTGTAGTATGTACAAAAGAAGAGGTTAAACCACTATGAATTTAAAAATATTATTGTTATTAATAGGATCAGTATTATTAGGAATTGGTATACTTAAACCAAATATTAATTTATTAAATAATCCTAATCCATCTCCAGCGGTAATTGTAGATGGTTCAGATTTATCAGAACCAACAGATGAAAAACTTAAATCAAGGGCTAAAGATGTTATTAAAGCATTATCTAGTAATAATGATAGAAAAACAGACGGTAAGAGATTAGCTAGTTTATATTCTGATCTTGCTAATTTAGTTTCTCTTGATGGCGAAGATCAAGTTATTAAAAATACAGAAGAAATTAGACAAGCTAATAAATTAGTTGGTTTAATGCTACGTTTAGATATTAAGGGTAAATATGAAGACTTACCTGAAGCAGCACAAGCTTTGATGTTAGAAGCCATTGGAGACGATCAAGTTTTATTAAGCACACAATTAAGGGCTAAAGCAGTAGATGGTTTTAAGGCTTTAGCATGGTCATGTTATGAAGGAAGTAAATAATGCCAAGATATTCTCCAGAAGAACTATATAATAATTATAAAAAAGGATACAGTGGTTGTTTATGGGAACAACACGTATTCGACCATTTAATGGAAATTAGTAAATATCCATTATTTGGCGATGCAATAGGAAAAAGATTTGTTAATAGCGGAAAAGGTAAACTGTCTACTCCTTTTAAAAGCGTATTAAAATTTGATAAAAGAGCTTATGAAGAAAGACAAACTACTGGTGATTGTGTAAGCCATGGAACAAGAAATGCATGCGATATTAGTAGAGCAGTAGAAATAGATATTAATGGAGAAAAAGAAGCATGGATAGCAAGAGGAGCAACAGAAGCTATTTATGGAGCCAGAGGTCATGGTGGTCAAGGAATGAGTTGTGCTAGAGCGGCAGAATTTGTTAGTAAAAATGGCGGAATAGTATTAAGACAAAACTATAAAGGTGTCGCTGATTTTACCAAGTATAATGGAAATCTTGGTGCCGGTTGGGGAGGAAGAGGATTACCTGATCCTGTTATAGATTTAGCTAATGATCACCAAATCAAAACCGTAAGCCTTATTAATACAATAGAAGAAGCTAGAGATGCTTTAGCTAATGGTTATGGTTTAGCCGTATGTTCTAATTATGGCTTTAGTAATAAAAGAGATAAAAAAGGCATATCAAATGTTAGTGGTAACTGGGCTCATTGTATGGCTTGGATAGCCTGTGATGATACTGGTAGCGAACCATTATTTTTAGTACAAAATAGTTGGGGTAAGTGGAATGATGGTGGACATCCGGATTGGGGTCCAATACCAGACGGCTCTTTTCTTATACGAGCAGATGCTGCTGCTGGAATGTTAGCAGCAAATGGTAGTTATGCTTTTAGTAATTTTGATGGATTTCCTGTTCAAAAACTTCCTTCATATGGTTTTGAGGATTATTTATGAGAATTATTGATAAGATTGCTATGAATAGATTAATCGGTATTATAAGTAATTTTATATTAGGATTAATCAAAATTTTTGCACCAAAAGCTGTTGATGATATAGAAATTCCAAAACCAGTAAAACGCAAAAAAATATTACCATGGAGAAATAAAGATGAATAAATTTTTTGGATTATTATTAATTGCTTCAATTTTTTCTTTTGGTTCATATAAATATACTGGGTCAACAACAGCAGCAGTAACTTTAGCTGGCGGTATTATAAAAGCACAGCATGTTAATATTGATAAAAAGTATAAAAGAAAAGATTGTCCAGTTTGCAAAGGTAAAGGATACTATATTAGTGGAGATGGAATTAGTAAAGTAGATTGTGGATATTGTGAACCAGAAACAAATAATGCAAAAGTAGTAACACATCCTGGTCCATATATTACTGGAACCTGTTCATCAAATAACTGTAGAACTATTAAATAATGATAACTATTAATTTAACACAATATCTTATTAAAATTTATGGAGATAATATTGATAATATAATTAATGAAGATCTTATTAATATATTAGATACTAAACAATATCCAAGAGAAATTTTAGAAGAACTAGAAACTAATCAAGAAATAAAAAATATAGAAATATTTACTGTAGATGGAGAAACTTTACTATTAAATAGTCAAAAAGAAATCGAATAAAGCAATAGTGTATTTAAATTATAAAGGTAATATATGAAAGAAAAATTAGAAAAAATAGCACAAAAAGTTCTTGATCAAGCAAACATACCAAAAGATGAAAACTATGGTAGTGTTATAGCTATTTTAATGGTCATTAGTATAATTTTAACTTGTATTAGAGTTCTACAAGAATGTAGAAAAAGTAAAGATAGTAGTTTATCTCAATCTCAACTAGGAGATTCTTATGGTCAAGAAATTAGATTACTGGGCAAAAAAAGAGGAATGTTTACTAAATTAAGATTGCGTAAAATTATAAAAAGAAATCTTAGTCCGGATCAATATAATACATATGGTGAAAACTTATTAAATAGTATTCTATCAATAGGAGAAAATATCACGGATGATGAAACAATAACTTTACTGGAGGCAGCAAATGTTTAATATTTTAGTATGGTGCGTATACGGACTATTTGTTGGAAGCATAGCCAAATCAATAGTTCCTGGTGAAGAAAATTTTGGGTTTGTTAAAACTGTGGCTCTCGGCATAGCAGGATCTTATATGGGCGGCGCCATACTCTACCTACTCGGCTCATATAGCGCAGTATCACCAGCAGGAATAATGATGGGAGTGGCTGGTGGAATATTAACCTTAGTTCTATATAACAAGCTCATCGAAAAAAAATCTTGACTCTCGTACTCAGTCAACCTATAATAGCTCCATGCGACCAACATGGAGCGATTATTTTCTAGGACTAGCTAAAGTAGCTTCTAAAAGAAGCCACGATATCCATACGCAGCATGGTTGTGTAATAACAGATCAATATAATAGAATTTTAGGAGTAGGATACAACGGTTTTCCAAAAGGACTTGATGATTCTGTTTTACCATTAACTCGTCCAGAGAAATATGACTGGATGATTCATGCTGAACGAAATGCTCTTTCTAATTGTGTTGTTCGTCCTGATAATGGAATAGCGTATGTTACTGGACAATGTTGTTGTGATTGTATAATGGCCCTATGGCAAGAAGGAATTATAAAAGTAATCATGTCTGACACTCATGGAACTCATAAATTTACAGAAGAAGATCAAAAACGTTTTGATACTTTTGTATCACACAGTAAAATACAAATAGAAAAAATAAACCCGAATCTTTCTTGGATCAAAGGTATAGGTGGTGTATTATGATAAACACTATAGTTGAACTTTGTTTTTATCTTTCTGTGATTAAATATTATTATGTTTATTTTTTTGATAACATAGAAATTAATCAACAGTATTTACAATTTCAATTTTATAACTCTACAATACTAGGGATATTCACAATATTGAATTATAAAAGGTATCAAAAATGATTTTTAATGAACAAATAACTAGAAAACCTGATCACTATCCTTGGACACAAGAATTTATAGAAGCTATGCATAATGGCTTTTGGACACATAGAGAATTTAATTTCCAAAGCGATATACAAGATTTTAAAGTAAATTTAAATGATCAAGAACAAGAAATTATAGTTCGTGCATTATCTACTATTGGTCAATTAGAAATATCTGTTAAAAAGTTTTGGGCTAAATTAGGAGATAATCTTCCTCATCCATCGTTGAACGATATGGGCTATGTAATGGCTAATGTTGAAGTTGTTCACGGAGATGCTTATGAGAGACTATTAGAAGTACTAGGAATTGATGATAATTTTGAAAAAATATTACAACTAGATATTATTAATGGTCGAGTGAACTATCTAAGAAAACACTTACACAAGTTTCACTCTGATAACAAAAAACAGTTTGTATATTCTTTGATACTATTTACATTGTTTGTTGAAAATATAGCATTGTTTTCTCAATTTTATACTATCAGTTGGTTTGGTCGTTATAAAAATGTTTTAAAAGACACAAACAAGCAAGTAGAATATACTTCAAGAGAAGAAAATTTACATGCTATGATTGGTATGAAAATTATTAATGTTATTCGTGAAGAATATCCAGAACTTTTTGATGAAGAACTAGAGAATAAAATACTTCATGAGTCTAAGGAAGCAGTCAAGTATGAATGTGAAATAATAGAATGGATAGTAAATGGTTATGATGATGATCATTTAAATACTCCACTATTAAAAGAATTTATAAAGAACAGAATGAATATATCATTACAAGAAATAGGATACGATCCAATTTTTGAGGTCGATACCGTATTGTTAAGAAAAACCTTCTGGTTTGAAGAACAGGTTCTTGGTAATAATATGTCGGACTTCTTTCACTCTAGACCTGTTGAATATCAAAAATCTGCTATGAGTTTTGCAGAAGAAGATTTATTTTCTTGATTTATCACTAAAGGATAATTATGTCTCATAAAAAATATTATTGGCTCAATTCTCATAGTCGTTTATTCTTAGAAAGAGGATATTTAGCTGATGGGCTTAGTCCAGAAGAAAGAATCAGACAAATAGCAGATAGAGCAGAAGAACTACTAGGAATCCCAGGATTTGCTGATAAATTTGAGGACTATGTTAGTAGAGGATTTTATTCATTATCTACTCCTGTATGGAATAACTTTGGTAATCAAAGAGGACTGCCAGTTAGTTGTTTTAATAGTCATATTAGTGATACTATGCAAAGCATACTATATAAAGTTGCTGAAGTAGGAATGATGAGTAAATTGGGTGGTGGTACAAGCGGATATTTCGGTGATCTTAGACCAAGAGGATCAAAGATAAGTGTTGGTGGAGAATCTAGTGGACCTATTCACTTTATGGAATTGTTTGATAAAGTAGCAGATGTTGTTAGTCAGGGTTCTGCTCGTAGAGGATCGTTTGCAGCATATATGCCAGTTGAACATCCAGATATTGAAGAGTTTTTACAAATTAGATCCGAAGGACACAGTATTCAGAATATGAGTATTGGCATAACAATCAGTGATTCTTGGATGAAGAGTATGGTAGATGGTGACAAAGAAAAACGAAAAATTTGGGCAAAGATTATTAAAAAACGTTTTGAAACTGGCTATCCATATTTAATGTTTGTAGACACTATTAACAATAATAGTCCAGAAGTCTATAAAGATAAAAATCTAAAGATCAATAGTTCTAATTTATGTTCAGAGATTACACTATCTTCAGATGAAAGTAATTCTTTTGTTTGTGTACTATCATCATTAAATCTGCTTCATTGGGATGAAATAATACAAACAGATGCTATTGAAACTTTGATTTATTTTTTGGATGCAATAAATGAAGAATTTATAATCAAAACTGAAAATATTAAATTTATGGAAAGCGCATATAATTTTGCAAAAAATCAAAGAGCGCTAGGAATGGGTGTTCTTGGATGGCATTCATATTTACAAAGTAAAATGATACCGTTTGAATCTCTAAAAGCTAAAACATTAAATAATACTATATGGAAACAAATTAGAGAAAAATCCGATAAAGCAAGTATAGAGCTAGCTAATAAATTTGGAGAACCACCTTTATTAAAAGGATATGGTAGACGCAATGTTACTACACTAGCTATTGCCCCAACAACATCTAGTTCATTTATTCTTGGGCAAGTTAGTCCAAGCATAGAACCATTGAATAGCAATTATTTTGTTAAAAATTTAGCAAAAGGTAAATTCACATATAAAAATCCATATCTCAAAGAACTTCTAAAAGGCTATGATAAAAATGATGATGAGACATGGAAGAGCATTTTAATAAGAGGAGGATCTGTTCAACATCTATCATTCTTATCCAAAGAAGAAAAAGATGTATTCAAAACATTTGGTGAAATTTCTCAAAAAGAAATTGTGATTCAAGCATCTCAAAGACAAAAATATATAGATCAATCACAATCGTTAAACCTAATGGTTGGTACAGACGTTTCTCCAAAAGAAGTTAGCACTCTACTAATAGAGGGCTGGGAAATGGGAATCAAAACATTTTACTATCAAAGATCAGGTAATCCTGCTCAGGAATTAGCTCGTAATATTTTAACTTGTTCATCATGTGAGGCTTAATAATGATTAGAGTAATGAAAATAAATGATAATGCAACAATACCGACCAGAGCAAATATGTATGATGCTGGTGCAGACTTACACTCTGTTGAAAATATAACAATACCACCATTATCAAGAGCGATAGTTAGTACTGGTATTATTGTAGAGTTTCCATCATATAATGTATATGGAAGAATTGCACCAAGATCTGGCTTAGCTGTAAAACATGGTATTGATGTTTTAGCAGGAGTAGTTGATAATGGATATAGAGGAGAAATAAAAGTAGTACTATTTAATACTGATAAAGATAATTCATTCGAGGTTAAAATAGGTGACAGGATTGCTCAATTAATAGTTGAAAATTTTTATATTGGTCCAGTAATGGAAGGTGAAATTGATTTAAATACAGAAAGATCCAATAACGGGTTTGGATCAAGTGGGACATAGATATAACATATATATAAAATAGCTTTTAGTGTATATATTAAGTATTGTAGTACTTAACAGTATATATTAAAGGAATCAAACTTGAAAAAAAATACCAGAAGTAAGAGTGGTAAAAAGAAAAAAGTAATAGATGCTACTAATAATATTCAAGTTCCAGCGATTAATAGAAATAGTCTTAAGCCAAGAACTCCAAATCAGATTGAATATATAAGAACAATATCTGAGAATGTTATTACGTTCTGTCATGGTGTTGCTGGTTCTGGAAAGACTCATATCGCAATAGGTATGGCTCTAGAATATTTATTAGCCAATAAAATTAAAAAAATTATAATTACTAGACCAGTTGTTGAAAGTGGAGAAAAAATTGGATATTTACCAGGAACAGCAGAAGAAAAATTACATCCTTATCTTCTGCCTATTCTTGATGAAATTAAATACTTCATATCTGTTGCAGAGTACTCAAGTTTAAAAACGAACGACAGAATCGAAGTGGTGCCTCTTGGATTGATGAGAGGACGTAACTTTCATAATAGTTTTATAGTTGCGGACGAATGCCAAAATGCATCATACGATCAATTAAAAATGCTATTGACAAGAATTGGAAATGGAAGTAAAATGATATTGACCGGTGACCATACTCAAAGTGATCTTAGTCGTAATTTACGCGGAGGATTCTTCGATATAATCAACGCTCTTACGGGTACTGATGGAATCGGTTTTTCACAGTTAGAACACAAGGATATAGTTCGTAATCCTATTATACCAAAAATACTTGTTCGTTTAGAAAATTTTGAAAATGAAAGCAGAAAACAGTAGATGCTTATTATTAAATGGTGATTATTCTCCATTAGCCATTATAAGTTGGAAACGAGCACTTATACTATCTATTAAATATGAGGAGAATAATATAAGAGGTGTTGAAATAATAGATTTTTATAAATCAGATTTTATTCAATGCTCTAATGATAAACGGATGCCTATACCAGCGGTTGCTAAGACTAAAAAGTTTTTTAGACTACAAGATCAACAAGCTACATTTTCTAGAAAAAATATATTTATAAGAGATAATTATACTTGCCAATATTGTGGAAATAAATTTGATACTAATTCGTTAACATATGATCATGTTATACCGAAATCTGTACTTAAAAATTCTGGATCTCCACCAACTTGTTGGACAAATATAGTAACGGCTTGTGTATCATGTAATAGAAAAAAAGGCAATAGAACACCTAAACAAGCTAATATGCCATTAAGAACTATACCTATTAGACCAAAACAAAATGGTAGGAGCTTGTCAATCACGCATCAGCTGTCTAAAATAAGAACAGCCGTGCCAAGTGAATGGCTGTTATATATCCCAGAATCATATTTATTATAATGCCTCTATACTCCTATATCTGTAATAACTGTAGCAGCTTATTTGAAATGGTTTATTCTTATTCAGAATATGATGAATCTAAAAATAGCACAAAATGTCCATCTTGTGGTTCTAAAAAAGTTGAACGAAATGTTGATGATATGAAAACATTAAGCTCTTCTGTAAAAAAATCTGACGGCGAACTTAAAACTATTGGTGATCTTGCTCGTAGAAATACAGATAGAATGAGCGAAGATCAAAAAGAAGTATTGAATCAAAAACATAATGCATATAAAGAAGAAGTAATAGATAAACCATTACCAAAAGGTATGTCTAGAATGAAAAAAACTAAGGGTAAAACAAAATGGTACTAAAAGAAGATAATATGGAAAATTATATTTATCAAAATAATACTGATAATAATAATATTGAAAGTGAATATTATACTTTAATAGGTCTTGAAGACTACATGGATTCAAATAATAGACCAAGGCTTAAAGATGAACAAGATGATAATATTTTTGCTAAAAAAATTGTTAGAGACAATTCATCAGTAAGATATAGTGTCAGATTATCAAAAGATGGTAAAATTTTTAATCCAGTATCTATTTATGGTAAAGAAAATAATTCTACATTTTTAGATAGAATTTGTAGAGCATCAGGGAAATTTAAAGATGTAAACTATAAAGCTTTTGATATGTATATTAATTTCTTAAAAACAAAAAATTCCGCATGGCTACATAACGCCGAAAGAGAGGCTGAATAATGGCAAAAATTACAAAGATTCAAAACTATGCTATATTATGGTTGAACTATCAAGGAATAGAATCAATTAAAATAGCAGATGAACTCAAATTAACAGAAAAACAAGTCCTCTCTGTTTTAGAAAAAGGCATAGATTCTAAAGTATCAAAAGATTCAACTATTAAAACCGTTAAGTCATCAGTGAATAAAAGCAGATCAAAAGATTTGATGATAACGCAAACATCTGCAAAAGGAACAAAAAACGTAGCTATAATGACACAAGAGGCCAGTCAACTAAATGATGATTTAAAAAAAATTAATACTAGCACTTCATCTTCAAGAGCCAAAAATAATATAATCTATCGCCCAAATGGCTAATAAAAAATATCCATCGAAATATTCGAATGGTAAACTAGTATCTGCTGCTCAATATATCACAGAGATAATATGTGAAAATAGAGCTAAGATGCTTAAAAAAGATTTACATTATCGTTTTTGGGTAAGTAAAGAATGGGCTTCTTACTATCGTAATCAAATAGGAACCGCTAATAAACTCTTAGAAAAATATAGTGATACCGCTATAATAAAAGCATTGAATAATTCAAAGGCTTCAAAAATTTATTCTTTGCGAGCACCACACTTGTTGCCTATCATAGAACACGAAGAAGAAATAGTACAATCCCAAAATAAAATATTCACAAAAGAAATTGAAAGATTAGAAAATCCAAAATTTCAATCTGTGAATATAGGTATCAAAAAAAATAATATATTGTCAAAATTAAAGGATATAGATAATGAGTCTTAAAGACGATGTTGTGAAAAATTTCGGTGATGATATTATCCTAAGTGGTAATGCTATAGTTGATAAAAAAAATGTGATAATACCAATTAGTCCATCATTAGACATAGTACTAAATGGAGGAATACCAGAAGGTAGCTTCGTAGTATTAACAGGACAACCAAAGTGCGGTAAAACAACAACCTCATTGGATTTTGCCGCTACTGCACAAAAACCAGAATATAAAGGAGCATTAAAAGATACACGAGAAGTGTACTACCTTAACATTGAAGGTCGATTAAAGAAACGCGATCTTGAAGGAATACCAGGATTAAATCTTGACAAATTCCATGTAATTGGTAGTCAGCAAGGCAAAATTCTTCATGCTGAGGAATATCTACAAATTGGTGAAAAAATTATTAATGAAATCCCAGGAAGTGTTGTTATCATAGACTCATATTCTGCATTATGCACAGAAGCAGAAATAACGAGTGAAATGGATAAGATGCAAAGAGCAGATGGGGCTAAATTATTAGCAAAATTTTGTCGCAAGGTCGCTAATGTTATTCCTGTTAATAAAAATATAGTAATTGGTATTACCCATCTTATGGGTAATCCTACCGGCTATGGTGCAGAATTCAAGGAGAAAAGTGGTCAGGCTATCGCTTATCAAACTGATATTAAACTAAGAGCTAAAACATTTAAACCTTGGACATTAAGTGCAGATAGTACTCAGATAGGACAAGAGATAGAATGGCAAGTAGTATGCTCTGCTTTAGGTCCACCAGGAGGTAATATCACAAGCTATATTAGATATGGCCAAGGGGTTGACAAATATATGGAAGCGATTACACTTGCTTCTGATATGGGTATCATACATAAAGGTGGTGCATGGTATACTTTGACTAGTTTGTCAGATAAACCAAAATTTCAAGGTGCTGAAAAAGTAAGACAGTATTTGTTAGAAAATGAACAAGCCTATAAAGATTTAGTATCAAGTATTAAAACAACAATGGGTCTTAAATGCTAGTAAAAGATTTGGATGGTAATAATCATAATTGGTTATTAACTGGTAATATGGCTAAGGGTAAAGTATCCAATAAGTCTTCTTATCATCTTTCCGCTAGAAATATTATTAATATTATATATCCAACATTACAAATTTTAGAAGAAGTACCAATACAGTTAAGAAAAAATGAAACCTTATATTTAGATTTTTATTTACCCTTAAAAAAAGTATGTATAGAAGTTCATGGCGAACAGCACTATAAGTTTATTGCATTTTATCACAATACTATATTAAATTTTTTGAAAGCACAAAAAAGAGATAAAGAAAAACAAGAATGGTGTGAAATCAATAGTATAAAGCATATTATTTTACCATATGATAAAGAAACAGAATGGAGAGATATCATTGTCAACCACTAAAGAACAAGTAGAGCATTGGGATAAAATTCTTGATGAATATGAAACATCTGTTGGTCTTGGTAAATATAGCGATATTCATAATTTTACTGAAGATGAACTTAATCAATATTTTACAATGAATCGTGATGTAATAGAGAAATTAACCCCAGAAGATTGTGCTCAAATATCTTATAGATTAGCACAGTATGCCTTTTTTATGCAAAGAACACTTAATAGAGAAATAGCTAGACATAACTGGGCTGAAGAAACAATAAAAGAAACTATTGCTGATGAAATTAATAATTACAAAGGATATGGATTTGTTGAAAAATCTTTACAAGCAATTAAACATAATGAAAAAGCATTTGCTCTCAATAAAATTAAAAAATATGCTCAACAAAGAATGGATAGATTGAGCTATCTTGCAAATAGTATTAAAAATTTATCAGATATTCTTCTTTCTGTACAAAGAACAAAGGTGAAACATGGATCTTAATAAATTATTCAGTGATTCTAATCCAAACGAAATCAAAAAATTGATCAGTTTATTGCAATCTATGGTTGACAATAGTTCATCAGATGGAGATAATGAATCTGAGGACAATGAAGATGAACAGATAATCAAAACCCGTTCACAAAAAACAAATACTAAACGATCAAAAAAACAAAACAATAAATTCTTATCTATGCAAGAAATGAATATGCATAAAGAAGATATTGAATTTCAAAAAAGGGTTTCTAAACATCCTCCAGTACCAAGGAATAGAGGATTTGAACCATTAAGAGTAAAATGTAGAGTTTGTGGAAAAACAGAAGAAGTTAATGGAGCATTAGTTGATTCTGTTGAAAGATATAAATGTAATAATTGTGCATCATCCGCTGGTTAATCAAGGAATAAAATGATATTATGTGATCCAGCAGCCGAGAGGGCTGTTTTAGCTGGTATTTGTTCATATGGTGAAGATGCCTATTTGGACATTATCGATATAGTTCAATCATCGACATTTACCATTGATAGTAATGGTATAATTTTTCAATGTTTAAAAAAAATCTGTGAAAGCGATAAAAAGCCCAAAATAGATTTGGCTTCAATATATTCTTCGGCACAAGAACTTGGATTTGCAAACATCTTATCCAAAAAAGAAGAAGCACAACATTTAAAAGCTGTTATAGATTTTCCAGTTAGTTTAGAAAATGTAAGAAAATTTGCAGCCAAAATACGCAAACTTGAAATAACAAGATTGCTTAGAAAACAATTAGAATCAGCACAAGATAAACTTTTAGATATTAATGGTAGTGAATCAATTTCTAGTATTCTGGGGATAGCAGAAGACACCATCTTTAATTTTTCTTCTTTATTAAATGATACTGATAATAATCCTGTTCATGTTGCAAAAGACATAGACTCTTACATCAAAAGTTTAGAAGAAAATAAAATTGATCAAATCGGCATACCCACCGGCTTTCCTGCTTATGATAGAGCGATAGGAGGAGGCTTTAGAAGAGGAACCGTTAATGTAATTGCTGCTAGACCTAAAACTGGTAAAACTTTATTAGCAGATAATATTGGATATTATATTGCAAATAAATTAAAAATTCCAGTTCTTAATATGGATACAGAAATGAGCACTCTTGATCATATTAATAGAATTCTAGCTATGAATACAGAGATTGAAATCAATTCAATTGAAACTGGAAAATTTGCAGAATCTCCAGATAAAAAGACAAAAATTATACAAGCATCAGAAACATTAAAAGAAACTCCTCTTTTCTATAAAAGTATAGCGGGAAAACCATTCGAAGAACAACTAGCTATTATGAGAAGATGGATAGTTAAAGAAGTGGGTTTAAATGATGATGGTTCAGCAAAAGAATGCGTTATAATATATGATTATCTAAAACTTATGGATAGTACCGGAATATCTCAGGATATGAAAGAGTATCAAGTTCTAGGCTTCATGATGACTAGTTTACATAATTTTGCCGTTAGATATCAGGTTCCAATATTATCATTTATTCAATTAAATAGAGATGGCATAACAAAAGAAAGTACAGATACTGCTTCCGGTTCAGATAGAATTATATGGTTATGTAGTAATTTCAGTATCTTTAAAAGAAAGAGCGATGAAGAAATAGCGGAAGATGGAATAGATAACGGTAATAGAAAATTATTACCATTAGTTAGTCGTCACGGTGGAGGATTAGACGATAATGATTATATCAATTGTCATATGAAAGGCTGGTGTGCCAAAATATCTGAAGGTAAGACAAGACTAGAATTATTAAATAATACTAAAAATAAAGACGAAGGATTTATAATTGATGACAACTCAAACTTTAATGACGAAGATGAAGACGCACCGCAAATCCCATTTAAATAATCAAGATAAATTAAAACTTGTTTGTGATGATTTATGCGATCATATTGATGAACTTTTAGATTTTCTAGATCTAAAGTATAGTATGAACAATAAAATGGTCTCAATGTGCTGTCCGATACACGATGGAGACAACCCATCTGCTATAAATATATATTATACTGGTGACTATTATAGAGGAAACTGGAAATGCAGAACTCATGGTTGCGATAAAATTTTTAAAGGATCGATAATAGGATTTGTTAGAGGCGTTATATCAAGTCAAAAATATGGATGGGTGAAAGACGGTGATCAAGGATGCTCGTTTGAAGAGGCTGTAGAATTTTGTCTAAATTTTTTGAAAAAAGATTTTAAAGACATAAAGGTATCAAAAACCGATAAAGAAAAAAAGCAATTTGCATCTATCATAGAAAATATATTTGATGATCGAAAAATAGAAAATAATAAAGTGTTGCCATCAAGAGATGCTGTTCGCAAGTCTCTTATTATGCCATGCGATTATTTTGTTAACAGAGGCTTTAACAAAGATATATTAGATAAATATGATGTAGGTCTATGTAACAAACAAGATAAAGAAATGTTTAATAGGGCGGTAGCACCAATCTATAATGATGATGCTACAAAAATGGTTGGATGTACTGCTCGTAGCATATTTGAAAAATGTGATCATTGTAAACATTTTCACGACCCTGTTTTAGAATGCCCAGATAAAGAAGATCTATGGAAATATTCAAAATGGAAACATAGTAATAATTTTAAGATAAATCATTATCTATATAATTTTTGGTATGCTAAAGAACATATAGCAAAATCTCATACGGCCATACTGGTTGAGAGTCCTGGAAATGTTTGGAAATTAGAAGAAAATGGTATACATAATAGTTTAGCTATATTTGGATCTTCATTGAGCGATAGACAAAAAATCTTATTGGATTCTTCTGGAGCAATGGCTATAGTTATTATAACAGATAACGATGAGGCAGGAGACAGTGCTGCCAAACAAATAGAATCAAAATGTAAAAATACCTATAGAATATTTCATTTTAAAATTTCTAAAAACGATGTTGCCGATATGACATCAGAAGAGATTCAAGCTGAAATTAAAAATAAATTAGAAAGAATAGTATGACTAAAATTATAGCATTTTCTGGTCGTAAACAATCTGGAAAAACTTCTAGTGGAGATTATTTACAATCATTATTAGATCATGCTGGCTTATCACAAAAATATAAATTATATAGTTTCGCTGATCCTTTAAAAAACGATATTTGTATGAATATTTTAGGACTAACATATGAACAATGTAATGGTACCGATGTAGATAAAAATACTCTAACAGATATATTTTGGCAAGGAGAGCAATTAACTGCCAGAAGAGTGATGGAGGTTGTTGGTACTGATATATTTAGATCACTTAAAAATGATGTTTGGGTAAGCTCTACAGTTAGAAAAATTCAACAAGAAAATTGTGATATTGCTATTATTTTAGATGTAAGATTTCCAAATGAAGTAGAAGCTATAAAATCTATCGGTGGACACGTTCTAAGGCTAACGCTAGATCCATTTCATTCTGAATCATCTAGCGAAAGCGCATTGGATCAAAAAATATATGATTGGAATAATTTTGATGCTATTATAAATAATATAAATATGTCAATTGAAGATAAAAATATTGCTATTAAAGATTTTTGTAAACATAAAAACATTATACCATAGAAATAAAAATAATATGATAATAACTTATTTAAGAAGTTCTAGTTATGGCACTCATTCTATGTGTGAGCAGCAATATTTTATAGAATATGTTCTTGGATTAAAAAGTCCATCAAATAAAAAAGCAGACAAAGGCACAATATGTCATAAGATATTAGAAATTTTAGCAGATATTAAGCTAGCTATTCAAAGCGATAAAACAATAATTAATGATGATATTGTTGGTAAATTAGATATTAATAATTATGATCTAAATAAAATTTCAGAACAAGTATATAAATATTATACTTCTCAATTTACTCACCATAAATGGGAATCTAAAGATCAAAAAGATTGTATTAATTGGGTTAATAAAGCTTTAACTTATAATAATGGTATGTTTGATCCTCGCAATAGAGAAATAGTACAATCTGAACAAAGATTTGATATTGAAATTAAAAAAGAATGGTCAAAATATGAATACGATTTGAATGGTGAGATAATCAAAGGTAATCTTGCTATAAAAGGAACTATCGATTTAATAACTAAGGTTAATGATTCTACTTTAGAAATAATTGACTGGAAAACTGGTCGTAGATTAGATTGGGCCACTGGAGAAGAAAAAACTCATGAAAAATTACAGAATGATCCACAGTTAAGAATGTATCATTATGCTGTTAGTCATATCTATCCTCAATATGATCATATAATGGTAAGTATTAATTTTATTAATGATGGTGGAGTATTCTCTATATGTTATGATAAAAGCGATTTACCAAAAACCGAAATGATGTTGTGTAAAAAATTCGAAACAATCAAAAAGAGTAATCGTCCTATTTTAAGTAAATCATGGAAATGCAATAAACTTTGTCATTTTGGTAAAACTACTTTCCAAGATTCTCACGTTCTTCCTATATTAGAGTATAGAGAAAATCAATTAGTACCACAAGGTAATTTTATGACCAAGTGCGAACAAATAAAGCATGATATCGATCTCAAAGGTATAAAAAGCGTTGTTGACGAATACACAACTCCGGGCTATACTGTAGGACACTACAAGTCTCCGGGAAGCACCTAAAATTTATGAATTATTCAGTACTACATTGTCATTCTATGCATTCTTTATTGGACGGGTTAAGTAAACCAAGTTCTATAGCAGATAGGTGCGTAGAAATTGGTGTTAAAGCATGCGCATTAACTGATCATGGAAATATTTCAGGCGCTGTTAAATTTTATTCGGCTATGAAAAAAGCAGGAGTAAAACCTATCTTAGGATGCGAATTATATATTTGTGATCAAGATGCATCAATTAAGGACGCATCCAATAAAAAACTAAGCCATTTTTTAGTATTGGCCAAAAATCTTCAAGGATGGAAAAGTCTGGTCCGTTTAGTTTCAGAGAGCAACAACCCTGATCTTTTTTATTTCAAGCCACGCCTCAATCTGGAGCGCCTAGAGAAGTATTGTCGAGGTAATCTGATAGGAGTCTGTGGTCATCTTGGGTCATACTTGGCCGATAAGATTTTGGATGATAAAAATGAACTAATTCCAGATTATCTTACCGTTGGTATTGAAGCAGTTAAAAAATTGCATTCTATATTTGGACCAGAAAATGTATTCTTGGAATCACAACTTATTGATCAAGAAAATCTTCCTTGTCAGGTTATTTTAACAAATGCTATTAGAGAAATTGGTAAAAAGACAAATACCAAAATTATAGCAACTCCAGATGCTCATTATGCTAGGCGTAGTGATGCTGTTGATCAAAGAATTTTATTATGTACTAATCTCAAAACCACATTACCAGAAATTAGTAGAAAAATCAGCAATAATGAAGATGTTCCAATGGGATGTTTTTTCTTGTCAGATAACTATCATATTCCATCTTATGATGAATTGATAGAGCTGCACCCTGCTGAAGAATTAGAGAATACTAATTTGGTAGCCTCTATGATTGAAGACTATAATATTTTAAGTAAACCAAGGCTACCGCCATTTTCTTGTCCAAAAGGCTACGATCCTGATACATACTTAAGACAACTATGTAGAAATGGTTGGAAACAAAAAATAGCTAATATAGTACCAAAACATGATCATCAACAATATACTGATCGTATCAAATACGAATTAGAAGTTTTACAAGGTGCGGGATTATCTAGTTATTTCTTGATTGTACAAGATGTTGTTGATTATGTTCGTAAACAAAATTGGCTTCCCGGTCCTGGAAGAGGAAGTGCTGCTGGATGTTTGGTATCTTATTTGATAGGTATAACAAGCATTGATCCAATAAAATACGGATTAATTTTTGATAGATTCTATAATGCTGGTAGAAATACAGCTGATCATATTTCTATGCCAGATATTGATGTTGACGTTCCTATTAATAAAAGAGAATATGTAATTGAATATATTAAAAATAAATACGGGGCAGATAAAGTCTCTCAAATGGTTACATTCAATACGATGAAGGGAAGAGGCGCTCTCAAAGATGTTTTAAGAGCATATGGAAATATTACATTTGATGAAATGAATAAAATAACTAAAAATATTCCTGATGAAGCTAAAATTGCTGATGAACTACAAGAAATGAAAGAAGAAACCGGGGAAGCATCTATTATTAGATGGGCATTAGAAAATAAGAGCGATGACTTAAGAGAATGGTGCTATATAGATGATAATAATGAATTACAAGGACCACTTGCAAAACGTTTCGAACAAGCTATTAGATTAGAAGGCACAAAAACAAACCAATCTAAACATGCTGCTGGTATTGCGATCAGTAGTATGCCATTGGGAGAATGTTGCCCCATGGTTTACGATACAAAAAATGATAAACCTATTGCAGGAATGGAAATGCAAGATCTAGAAAGTATCGGAATTATTAAGTTTGATATACTCGGCGTAGCAATGTTAGACAAAATTATGTTTATTGAAGATTTACTTTTACAAGGAGCTTAAAATGGCAACGGTAGAATTCAAAGACTTGGCAGAAGGAGCAGAGTTTATTTACAATAGTATACAGTATAAAAAAATTCCTGTTATCAAAGTAAGTTGTTGTACATCCTTGAATGCAGAGAATATTACTGATTCTAATAAAAAAATTATGATTAGACCACTAGAAAAGGTTGAAGTTAATGAATAATAACAAAATTTGCGTTTTTGATTTCGAGACAGATGGATCAAATCCAGATTTCTGTAGTCCTGTACAAATAGCTGCTGTAATGATAGATCCGGTTAGTTTAGAAATTATTGATGGTTCAGAATTTAATGTAAACTTTAAACCAGAAGTGATAGAACAGAATGAAAATTATGAATATACAACTGATATCTTAGATTTTCATGCTAAAGTTAGAGGATGTTCAAAAGCCGATATTCTAAAACAGTGGCAACAATATCCTAAACAAGAATATAGTTGGCAATTATTTATTAATTATTTACAGAATTATCATACTAGAAGTAGTCGCAAAAGTCAATTTAGCGCCCCTATTGCCGCTGGATATAATATACATAGATTTGATCTTCGTATTATAGAAAGACTTAGCTCAAAATATAATAATCTAAATAAAGAAAATCGATCAGATATCTTTTATCCTCGTGATACATTAGATATAATGGGACTAATGTTTTATTGGTTTGAAGCAAGTAATGAACTCAATAGTTATTCTTTAGATACTGTGAGAGAATACTTTGGTATTAGTGGAGAGGGTGCTCATGATGCACTAAAAGACGTTAAAGATTGTGCGGAAATATTAACGAGATTTATGAAACTACATCGTAATCTTTCATCGAAAGTAAAATTTAAAAATTCATTTTTGGGAAAATAATGTCTAAAAATTTACAATTTAATTGTGGATGTTCTTTTAAAATCAATGATAATAGTATCGAATTTAATCCTAATATTGAAACTATTAATTTAGATTGTCAAAAAACTTGGGATTTAATTAGCGATGGTAATACTAAGGGATGTTTTCAATTAGAAAGCAGACTTGGTAGGTCGTATGCTAAAAAACTTAAACCAGAAAATGTAGAACAGCTTTCTGCATTAATAGCAATTATTAGACCAGGATGCTTGGAGTCTTTTAAAGACGGTAAGAGTATTACCCAGCATTATATAGATATTAAAAATGGACAAGAGTCTATTGATTATCTACATCCATCATTAGAGCCAATATTAAAGACAACATATTCTCAAATGATTTATCAAGAGCAGGCGATGCAAATAGCAAAAGATATCGCGGGATTTAGTTTGCAAGATGCTGATTCTTTAAGAAAAGCTATCGGTAAAAAACTTCCAGAAGAAATGGCAAAAATTAAAACAAAATTTTTAGAAGGATGCAAACAAAGTAAAGTTGTTGACGAAGCAACTGCCGAACAAATATTCGGCTGGATTGAAAAAAGTCAAAGATATAGCTTTAATAAATCCCATTCTGTATCATATGCGATGAATGCTTATTTATCAGCATATGCTAAGGCCCATTTTCCGAAAATCTTCTTCTCCTCTTATTTGTCTTTTGCTAAAGATAAAGTAGATCCACAAGATGAAATTAAGGAATTAATCCAAAATGCAAATGAGATGGATGTTGATGTAAGAACGCCAGATCTTAGAAATCTAAATAGATTTTTTCTATTAAAAAATGATAAGATTTATTTTGGACTAACAGATATAAAAGGTGTTGGTCAATCAGTTTTTGATAAAATAGTTTCAATTGTTAAAGAGTCCCATATTCATCTAGATACTGCCTGCTGGTATAAAATACTATTTAAATTATTGGTTAATATTAATTCTACAGCAGCAAAAGCATTAATACAAAGTGGTGCCTTGGACTATCTTAGTAAACCAAGACAAACAATGCTCTATGAATTTAATACTGTCAGCAATCTTACAAAGAAAGAAATAGAACACGCTCTTAATTATACCGTAGAAAATACTAGCCTAATAATTATTCTAAATAAATTAATAGGAAATAGTAAGATTAATAAAAAACGTAAAGAAAATCTTGAAAATTTGATTTATAATCTTCAACATCCTCCTCATTCGTTGAGTGATCAAGCTGAATGGATATCTGATTGTGAATATACTTTATTAGGATATTCTATATCTTGTAGTAAGGTTGATCTTTATGATATAAGTATGACAAATACTTCTTGCCGTGACTTTAAAAATGGTATTAATAATCAAAAATTAATTATGGGTGGAGAAATAACTGGTTGTAATGTTACCCAAACCAAAACTGGTAAAACAAAAGGATCAGATATGGCTTTTGTAACATTACAAGACAATACTGGTGCTGTAGACTCAGTAATATTTTTTCCAGAAACATATAAAAAATATCGTAATATTTTATTTGCAGGACATGTTATTATAGTGCAGGGAGCACGATCAAAAACTGGAGACTCGTTCATTGTTGAAAAAGCTTATGTGGCAAGATCTTGACAACTCACTCCACCATGATATAATACGTTACAAAGTGTTTGGTTTTGGTTTTAACTTTTTTAGGAGATAATTATATGAATTTAGTTATTTTAAAGGGTAATTTGGCTAGAGATCCTGAATTAAGGATGGTTGGTGGCGAAAAGCAAACAGCCGTTGTTAATTTTTCCATTGCTGTTAATCGTGAATTTATACGAGCAAATGGAACTCTAGATAAGATTACAAGTTTCATTTCTTGTGAAGCCTGGGATAGCGGAGCAGAAGCGATTGCAAAGGCTTTAAAGAAGGGTGATCTAGTTCTAGTTGAAGGATCACTAAGAAATGATAGCTGGGAAAAGGATGGAGTAAAGCATAGTACTATTAAGGTTAGGGTAAATAATTTTGCTCCATTAGCAAAAGCTCGCAGCAAATCAGCGTCAAGCGAAAGCGATGCTGATGTAGAAGAAACAGTATCGTTCTAATTAATCAATTGATTATTATTCTAGCAGTTAGGACATATCCATTGGTATGTCCTTTCTGTTATGAATATCAAAATAGGAATACTTATGAAGAAAAGAATATTTATTTGTAATGAAGCTAGTTTTATAGCAAGTGGTTATGGTATACACGGTAAAGAACTTTTAACTAGACTTCATAATAGTGATAAATATGAGGTTGCAGAATTAGGCTGCTATTCAACAGTAAATGATCCTAGGATTCAAAATATACCATGGAAATTTTATCCTAATCTTCCTAAGCCTGATGATACTGAAAAGCTAAACGAATATAAAAGCAATGGAAATAACCAATTCGGTCTTTGGAGATTTAATAAAGCTATAATAGATTTCAAGCCGCACATTGTTTTCGATGTTAGAGATTACTGGATGTATGCTTATCAAGAGACTAGTCCTTTACGAAAATATTTTA